TGTTCCTTGGTCCTGATGGACTAAGACTACTAAGTGGTACGGATAGAATTGGTGACTTTGGATTAGCATCTGTATCTAAAAGTATTCAGAGTGTTATGACAGGTTTTGTTTCCTCTAACACTGCATTTACTAGCTGTGTTATACGAGAGAAATCACAGTATAGAGTATTTGGTTATAACAATAACATTACTCAGGAAAATGCTCAAGGCGTACTAGCCACACAGTTTGCCCCACAAGGCGGTGAGGGTATGGCATGGGCAGAGACTAGAGGTATACGTGCTTACGTAGCAGACAGTAACTACAATCAAAATGTAGAGTATGTATTCTTTGCTAATGATGATGGTTACTTGTACCAGATGGAGAGTGGTAATTCTTTTGACGGTACTAATATACAAACGACATTTGCTACACCACATTTACCTATATCTGACCCTCGTAAGCGTAAGACGTTTTATAAATTGTTTTTATATACAGACCCGCAAGGTAGTGTAGCTTTTGACGTTAGCTTAAAGTTAGACTTTGATAGTCAAGGTACAATACAACCGCCTCCTATTAATATCTTAAATACGCAAGGTACTGTAGGATTTTTTGGTACGGGTATATTTGGTGTAACACGTTTTGGTACAAAGCTATTAAAATTGTTTCAAACTCAAGTTGTTGGTTCTGGTACTACGGTATCCTTTCAGTTTGAATCTAATGATGATAACCCCCCATACTCTATAGATGCACTTACAGTCGAGTATGGATTAAACGACAGAAGGTAAAAAATATGGGACAAGGTTACGTTAGAAACGATACTATTAATAATATCGCTGATGGTAACATTATTAATGCATCTGACTTTGATGGTGAATATGATGCCATTGAAGCGGCATTTAATAGTAGTAGTGGACACACACATGATGGCACTGCTGGTGAGGGTGGTGTCGTTACTGTACTTGGTCCTGCTCAAGACTTCGTTGCTACAACAACTGAGATAAAGCCTAAGTCTAATAACACACTAGATATTGGAACTAGTGGCCTAAAGTTTAAAGACCTTCATTTATCAGGTACTGCTAATCTTACTAATGCAACAACTACAGGTGACTTGACGCTTACTGGTGCAGCACATAATATTGTGTTTGATGCCAGTGATAATGCATTAGAGTTTGCAGATAATGCTAAAGCTACTTTTGGTGGGGCAGGGGATTTAGAAATTTACCATGATGCATCAAATAGCATCATTAGAGATACAGGCACTGGTAAATTAGCACTAGACGGTAGTACAGTTGAAGTCAGAAATAATGACGGTACAGAGGTTATGGCACAATTCGTAGAGGATGGTGCCGTAAGTTTATACCATGACAATTCCGTTAAATTAGCAACAACAGCAACAGGTATTGCTGTTACAGGTAGTATTGCTTTAGATGGCATACACCTCGATGACAATGAAAAAATTACACTTGGTGATAGCACTACTCCTGACCTAGAAATATATCACAACGGTACAAACAGTATTATAGAAAATAATACAGGTGAGTTGTTTATTCAGGGTGATAACATCACACTACGTAGTGATACAGGTACTGAAGTCTTTATTGCTATGGATAAAGATGGCGCAGTAGAATTATACCATGACAACGCTAAAAAATTAGACACAGATGCGGCTGGCGTTAATGTAACAGGTCAAGTTGATATTAGCACAGATGCTAATGTTAGCGGTAATATTAGTGTGCTTTCAGATGGCGGTATTATTAAGCTAGGTGCAAACGAAGAAGTAACACTTACACATGAACATAACGTGGGTGTGCAAGCTAAAGCAGCATCTGGCTTTGAACTAAACTTACAAACAGGTGATACATCTGTCGAAAGTGGTAACGTCTTAGGTAAGATTACTTTTAATGCGCCAGATGAAGCTGGTGGCACGGACGCTATTCTTGATGGTGCGGCTATTGAAGCTGTGGCTGAAGATACTTTTGCATCTGATAATAACACAACTGCACTTGTATTTAAGACAAACACATCAGGTGCAGCGACAGAACGTATGCGTATTAAAGGCGATGGAACAATCGTCATGGATACGCAAGTTGACATTGATAATATTACTATTGATGGCAATACTATTAGTAGTACAGATACCGATGGTAATCTTATTTTTGCGCCAAACGGAACGGGTGATATTGTAGTAAATACTGATATTATTAGTACTACTACAAATCAAAATATTGGTATAACACCACACGGAACAGGTTCTGTAGTTATTAGCAAGACAGACATTGCTGCTGGTGAAATTGATGGTACAACAATTGGTGCTAACAGTGCTGCTGCTGGTACGTTTACAAATCTAACAGCAAGTACTAACTTAACACTCGCCTCTGGTGCAACTGTTACTGCTATCCTTGATGAAGATAATATGTCTACAAATAGTGATACGGCACTTGCAACACAACAATCTATTAAGGCTTACGTAGCATCACAAGTATCTGGTGCAACAGTTACAGCTACGGGTATTACATTTGAAGGTGCTACGGCAGATAGCATAACAACATCATTTGCTATTGCTGACCCTCAATCATCTAATAAGACTTTTACATTTGCTGATGAAACAGGCACAGTAGCCACAAGAGAGTATGTAACTGCTAATGCAGGTGACGGTGGTATTGCAATGGCAATCGCATTAGGTTAATTACCTATTGACTTTTGTAAATATTTATGGTATAATTACAGTATAATTAATTGGAGTAATCAATGGCTAACGCTTTTAAATTAAAGACTTTCGGTGGCGGTAGCACAGCAGCCGACACTGCTATGACTGTATATACAGGAAAGTCTAGTACAGAAACTACTATTATTGGTATGTCTATTGCTAATATTAGTACCTCTCAGATACTTGTATCAGTTAACATTGAGAGTGATACATCCGACACAGAAACAAATGCTAATGTCTTTGTAATTAAAGATGCACCTATTCCTGTAGGTGGTACACTTGTACCTATTGGTGGCGACCAGAAAGTAGTACTACTGGCTACAGATGTACTAAAAGTAACATCCGATACTGCTAACAGTGCAGATACTACCTTGAGTATTTTGGAGATTAGCTAATGCCATATCTAGGCAATATACCAGCTTCTGAGTTTAGGTCTATAGACTACCAAGATTTTACTGGTGTCACAGGTAGTCCTGCTAAAAGAGGTTTTACATTAAATAGTCAGGTACACAGTGCAAATGACTTAGAAATATTTGTAAACAATGTACGGCAAGAGCCGGGTGTTGCTTATACGGTAGCTGGTACTACACTTACTATGACAGGTGATGTAGAAACTACTGATGACTTCTATGTGGTGTATCAGGGCAAAGCTACAGGTACTGTTTCTGTACCTGATGGCAGTGTAACATCAGCCAAACTAGACACAAACATTGCTGTAGCTGGCGACCTAACTGTAGACACAGACACGTTGTTTGTAGATTCAACCAACAATCGTGTGGGTGTTGGCACTGTCAGCCCATCTACTTCTATAGAAATATCACGCCCCACACCAACTATTAAACTAACTGACACAAACGTTGCTAACCAGTACAGCACAATTTCGGGCGATGCTGGCAGTGTAGTTATAAAAGCAGACGACGCAGACAGCACGTCAGGTGTAGCCCGAATACAATTCTTTCTTGGCGGCGCAGAAAAGGCACGTTTTCTTGGGAGCGGTGGCTTGGCATTCAACGGTGACACTGCGGCGGATAACGCACTTGATGATTACGAACAAGGAACGTGGACGCCGCAGATACAGGATACGAGTGGCAATGTATCTAGCACATCAGCGGTCACTGCTTTTTACACAAAAGTAGGAAGACTAGTTAATGTTACTTGTCAAATAAATAACATTAGTACGTCTGGACTTACTGGCGCACAAGATTTACGCATTTATGGATTGCCCTTCGTAGCAAATGGCTCTTCTTCCGGAAGCGTGATGGTGACTGCTCTGACAACTGTTAGTAGCACAGGCACAATTACAGTAAATACTTATCTAACTAATAACGCAACTTATCTTGCTTTATATGAATCAAGACGAGCAACTACGGGCTTGATAAGTAATGTAAACACATTTTCTACTGGTGTGTCAGATTTGTTTATTAGTCACACATATCAAACAGATTAATAACCCCATCAGCGATGTGGGTAGGACAGTCCATCCATAGGAGATAAAAATGGCACTAACAGAAGAAGCAATCAACGATAAGATTGAAGTAGTAAACAAAGGCAATTGGTCTGCGGTAGGTGTTCGCACAGCTACAGTAATCAAACGTGATGGAGTTGAGATTAGTCGTGCTTTCAGCCGAAAGGTTATTACCCCTAATGCTAACTTATCAGGCGAAGATGCTGACGTTGTTGCAGTGTGCAACGCTGTGTTTACTGATTCAGTCAAAGCGGCGTATGCAACTGCAATAGAGGATGCTGATTAATGTCACTAAGTAAAATACTATTTGCTTCGCAGGAAGAAAAAGAATATTTCCAAATAGACTTAACAACTACGCAGTCAGGCCTCA